TTTATTATTTATTAAAATAGTATCTAACCAATCTACATCAATGACTTTATAGTTGGATATTATATGTTTTATTTCATTATCATTTAATGATGTATAATAAGAATTATAATATTTTTCAGAATTATTTGCTGTTAAATTACCCATTATGTATAAAATTATATTATTTATTTAAGTTAGTTTATAATATACTAATTCAGAATTTTAAATGTGTAAAGGTGTAAAAGAATTTGAATAAAAGGTTATATTTACAAGTTTATAAAATTTTCAATAGTATAATACAATTTTTATATTACTCTATAATAAATGAGTAATATAAAATTTCCTATAAGATATTTACCAAAAAGGTTAACAAAAAATGATAAAAAACAACAATTAAAAATGCTTTTAAAATCTAAAAAATTATATAAAGAGAGAAAATATTATACGCGTAAAAATATATCTTCTTATAAATATAAAAAATCCAACCATATATCAAATGCTCGTAAAATATATAATATAAAAAATATTACACCAAATAAAGAATTGGCACTAAAAACCGGTTGTAAATTATCAGCGTTAAATCAGATTGTAAAAAAAGGTGAAGGAGCGTACTATTCGTCTGGTTCAAGACCTAACCAAACTCCGCAATCGTGGGGATTGGCAAGATTAGCAAGTTCAATAACCTCTGGAAAATCAGCAGCAGTTGATTATGATATAATAAAAAAAGGTTGTAATCATAAAAAAAAAGCATTTATTTTAGCAAACAAATCAAGAAAAAAGTATAAATATGGACATTCGAAAACAAAAAAAACTACAATTAAAATATAAAAGCGAAAAGATTTATAATAGGAGTTTACAGGTAAATAAAATATATTTTATTCTTCATCTTCAATAATAAGACGAGGTTTAGCATCTTTCGGTTTATCAACCCATTGTTTTTTCCCTTCTGTATGAAATTCTTTTTCAACCTTAGGTTTAACAAGTTCACCAATCACAGAAACATATTTATCATTTAATTCGAATCTTTGACCAATGACTCTAACATTAATTTTATCTCCTTCTTTTACTTCATTAAAATAAGACATATTATAATGATGGTCCTTAGCTATAAACACTACTATTGGAGATGGTACTTCATTTACACTCTCCGCTCTAATACCTGCCTTTGTAATATTTTTAGCTACACATGTTATTAACATTCCTTCAACAGGAAAACATATTTCACATTCAAAAACAACTTCAAATGATATAAAATTGCCTCTATAAATTATTCCGCTAGAATAAGTAATAATTTTTACTGAGTTTGGTTTTATAAATCCTTCTACAAGACATTTTCCTTCAAAATTAGTTTTTACATTTTCTTCAATTATTTCCTTTATAGATTTACCAATAGAAGTAATTGGTAAAATGATATTTCTAGTAATTAAACATCTAGAATATATAGTTGTAATTTTAACTTCCCTTTTTTTAAATTTATGTTGTGTTTGTTTTGTTGTAACCTCCATTATTATAATTTATATACATATTATCTTTTAATTCTTTTTTCAATTTTTTATTTAATTCAAAATTGAAAAATTTGTATTTTATATTATGACTTTATAAAACTTATGATATATTGCCATTTCAGGTGTTAAAAACCATTTTTTTCCTTCTCTCTTTAATTGATTAAAATATCTTAAAATAAATTCCATTAAAACACATAATTCAGTTTGTCCAATAGTTTCTTCCATTTGTTTATCATTTTTATCTTTAATAACATCACCATCTTTATTTATCTTTGGTCTTATAATAAGATTATTATATTTATCTTCATCTAAAAACATACTTAATTTTTTCAGAGTTTTATCTTTACCAGATTCATCACATCTAGCACCTGTATCACGCATTGAGTCAATATCTTTTATTTTAAAAACCAAGTATTTATTATTTTTTTCATAACCAATAAACCCAACATTTTTATTATATTTTACTTTATCAAAAATTAAATCCTTTTTGTCCTCATCTGTCATTGACATTACAATTTCTCTCTGGTCTTCTGGACCAGCTTCAGTCCATTTTCCATTTTCATTTAATACCAATATTACTCTTTTATTTAAATTATATAATATAATAGATTTAAAGTTAGGTGTAATTATACTATTTTTTTCAAAATATTTTTTAGCATATTCTTCAACAGAATTTTCAATAACATTATCATTCGAGTATAAATAATTCATAATATTTATTTTATCTTCATACATTAATAATTCTATCATATGAGAAACAATAAATTCAATGAGTGTTTCGTTTGATAAATCACTAAATGTTTGCTTCATTTTTTTCATAACAACACCACAATGTTTATACCAATTATCATCCCCTCTATCTACCCTAGGATATTTTTTCAGACTAAATTCATGTGCAAACATCAAATTTTGTTTAAACTCATCTATAATTTTTTTCCCTTCTATATTTTCTATTGGTTCTTCAATTATTTTTTTATTTTCTTTATGTTTCCCGATATTTTTTTTAATTTCAAAATTTACCATTTCATGTTTATAATCAATTGGTACTTTTCTTTCAAAAATAGAAATATTGTTGTCTCTTAATTCTATTGGTTGAAATAAATAGTATTCACCAATATTTATTAATCTCCCATTTCTGCCATATTTATCAACAATAAATTCATTATTATCTTCTATTAATTGTGTCAATGCCGAAAATATTTGTGTTCTAGGATATTCCTTTGGTGTATTTATAGAATTAATTAAATTATCTTTAATATAAAAATAACTTTCTTTCATAAGCATTCGAATTCTTTGTAGAATTTTTTCAGAATTGTTCATCATAAACGTTTCACTATATGTATCCATATTCAAGTTATCCTCATCAATATCTACATTTGGTTTACAATCATAATCACATTTTGCCATATAATCGCAAGCCGGTGAAAAAGGTGCGTCTCCAACCTTAAATTCTTTTAATACAACCCCATTTGATAATTTTTGCTCAATGGGTGTTTTCAAATTTTCATCCATTATTTTTTGCGTAAAAAATTTTTGTTCATTATTAATAATACAATCTACTGCGGTTTCTTTTAAAACACGTGTAATTACTCCGATTTGTTTGGCTTTAAATTCGGCCACGCGATATACATACAAATCAGCGGCTTCCTCTTCATTTTCTTCACCTAATATGGTGCCATACATAAAGATTTCAACATTTCTTTCTTTAAAAGGAAGGTCTTTGTGTGAAAAATTACGAACTCCACGTCCAATAATTTGCTCTATACGATTCATATTGTACCAAGGTTCCAAAATATGAACTTGGCGAATAAATTTAAAATCTATACCCTCTGAACCAGCTCTTGAAATTAAAACAACTTTTACACGATATCCATCTTTATTTTCATCTCCTGTTAATCCTTTAACTTCAAAATCGTTATTGGGTGATAATCTTGGGTCACCTGTAATCATCGAATAACGAGCAGGCATAAAATTTTTTTTATTTTCTGGTAATTGCATTGTTTTCACATCTACAACTTCAGTAGGTCTATCCTTAAATAAAGATTTTACATTTTCACCATAACGTATAAATCCCATTTCTTCTAATGCAAGTGCCATAGGTATTAACCCACCATCAATATATTGTGAATATATTAAAATAATACCACTTGAAATATGACCTGTTTCCGGATTAAAAATATTATCTAAAATACATTTAATTTTTGAACTATATTTACCAACATTCTTTTGAGTGAAAATTCGTCCATATTTTTGTAGTACACTTGATTTGTATTCAAAATTTCCTTTTTCAGGAGGTGATTTTTCATCTATAAAATTCATCATTCTTTCTAAACCTGATTTTCCAGTTAATAAATGTGGATCTATTGAAAATATCATTTTGGAACTTTTTTCTGTTCTTGTTTTTTCTTCAGAATCCTCTAATTCTGACACAATTTCAGTTTCAACCACCAAACCAGGATTTTCATCTTCTGCTTCTTTTTTTTCCTTTTCATTTTCATTTTCTTTAGATAAAACAGATGCTTTGGCAAATTCATCTTCAAATTTATCAGACATTTTTTCTTTTGGAATCTCATCTATAATATGTTTTAATCCTTCCATTGGATATGAAATTATTAAAGATTCTAATGGTGTTTGTAGTAATGTATAACCGAATGATTCCATATTTTCAAAATTTGGCATCTCTCTAATAATACCTTTTTTTGTAGAAATTGAAAAATTTTTGTTTCTTAAATTATAAATAATATATCTATAAGAACAATACTGACATTCGCCACAATTATTACAACTACCATTCTTATTTACACCAATTTTATTTAAATATAAACTTAATATTCTGTTTTTATCATCATTTAATATAGGTTTATTATTCATTTGTTTTATAGGGTAAGCAAAACCAGTTTCGTCATCATTAAACTTTTTAAATGTATGTTCTTTATCAAAATCTTTTGGATAAACTCTATATGGAAATGTGTAAGGATTCTCTCCTCTAACAAATGAGACATAACCTGTAGCTTTTCTAATAAGCAATTCTTTACCAGTATCATCTTTTTTACCATCTTTTTTTTCTTTTTCCTTAAAATGTCCATTTTTATCAAAGACATCTTTTACTTCAATTTTTCCGCGTCTATCATTCATATTCATTAAATTTAATAACCAAATAATCTCTTTATGACTATTATACATAGGCGTAGCAGATAAAAGTAAAAATCTCATATTTTCCGCCGATTTAACAAGAAATTCTAAATTAATGGCTACTTTTTTATTTTCATTATCGTCCGATTTACGAATATTATGAACTTCATCAATAACAATCAATCTATTATCAAATTCATTACGCAGTCTTTTAATAATTTTACTATTTAATGTGATTTTAACATCTTTTAACATTTGTATTTTTGTTTTTTCACCCTTTTTTTTACCTTGTATTTCACTCTTTTTATGTTTTGTTTTTTCCATATCAATATCTTCAGAATAATTCATTGTTTTAATAATATAATTCGCAAATTGTCCATACCCTAAAAAAATATAATATGAATTTATCAAATTTTTTATTTGACTTACTACTTTATCTTTTGGCATACCTTTCATATTCATTGGATTTATTTCCTTTAATAATTTGTTACCTGTACAACCTCTAATATTCCACAAGCCATCCACTAATTTTAATTTTCTCTCATCAAATAATTGTAATTTAAAATTATCTTGAACATTTTCAGATGCGACAATTATAATTCGTTTGTTAATACCTAATTGTTTCATATAATCTCTCATTTCTTCGCAAACACCAATAGCACTACATGTTTTACCTGAACCTAATCCATGATAAAGCAATAAACTATTATATGGGGTTTGTGAAGACATGAAATTTTTAACAAATGCTTGATGAGGTTGTATTTCATAATCCGCATTCGCTAAAATGTCTGATTGTTCTTCGAGTGTTTTAGAAAAATCAGGGCCTTCATATCCAGTCTCATAAAATTCCTTTTTATTTGCTATTTTAATATTAAAATTTTTATCACTTAAATTTGGATATAAATAAGGGTCTAATTCCGAATTTTCACTTAAATAATTAGATTCTATTACTTCTTTTTTAAGCAAAAATTTGTTACATTCTGTTGAATAATATTTTTCATCTTTACAACCATCTAACTTTTCAAATTCTGTTTTTAAGTTATCAGAATAGTCTTCTTCTAAACTAACTTTTTCATCAGTACTATATGTTGAGTTACTATTTAATGAATCAGATGAAACTGATGAATGTAATGAATCCAATGAATTTGATGAAATAACTTCTTTTAAATTATCAGATGAAGATTCTTCAATTAATAGTTTTTTTTTTAATTTGTTGGACATAATACTATATATTATGAATATAAACTATATTCTTCTAATACTTTATTTATATTTGTAATTAATTTCTTTTTTTCTAAATTATAAGGTCTTATTGATTTTAAACACTCTTCAATTGTTTTCCATTCTATTTTACTAACTTCTGTTGCTTGATAATTATCTAAATTTTCAGATATATTATCTATATATGCTAAAAAAAATTTGTGCTTGTATGATTTATAATTTGTCCCAATGAATATTTCTTCAAATGGTAATATATTTTCAACTATTTTTATTTTATTTTTACAAATACCAGTTTCTTCTTCAAATTCTCTCAAAGCACAATCTAAATCTTTTTCTTTGTTATTTTTTCTTCCCTTTGGAAATTCCCATTCCGTTTCATTCCATTCCGTTTCACTTTCTTGAATTATATCTTTTAATGTTATAATTTTATCATTATCGTTAATACCATTTCTTATAATATCTATTTTTTTTGAAGACATAATTTCTTCATTTTTATATTGTATATTATTTGTTTCCCCCCACATTGTTTTCCATAATTGTTCAAATGGTTCTTTAAGTATTCTCTCTTTTTCATATGTAGACATTTCATTAACAATATTTTGAATTTGATAAATATTGTAAGGGGAATATTTACCTCTTATAAAATCTATGTACCCAAAACTATCTTTTCGTCTTATCATAAGATATTGTTTTTCACCATTTTTTATTGTAAATAATATAATACCATAACTAATTATTGGCAATTTACAATGATGAAATAAATGACCTTGTTTCCCACAATTATTACATGTATTGTTATTTTTATTCATAATACTAAATATTATATTAAATTATGTTTAAGTAATATAATATTTATACTAAATATTTATCTTAACAATTTAGGTACAAATATAACACCTAAAACAACCGCAGCAATTCCTCCTATTATGTAAGGTGTATTTTCTGTTAATTTTTCTGTTGTTGCTCCAGAAATTAATGGTCCTAGTGGATTATTTCCTACATCAGAAGATCTCATTTCGTATGGTTGTGCATCGCCAAAATATCCACCACCTCTTTTTTTTGTGTTGGATCTTTTGTTTCTTTTATTTCTTGTTTTAGTCATAATATAAAATATATTAATATTATAATTATTTTAAATATAAAAAATAATAACTTATATAGTTTAATAATTAATATTTTTTTAAAACAAAATATTAATGACTTCAGTTTACCTAGATCCTAAAATATGGGGGCCCCATTATTGGTTTTTTTTACATACTGTAGCAATGACATATCCTATTAGGCCTAATGCGGTAACAAAAAAAAAATATTATGAGTTTATTCAAAACATTCCCTTATTTATTCCAGTTGAAAATATGTCAGGAGAATTTAGTAAATTACTTGATAAATATCCTGTTACTCCTTATCTTGATAATAGAGAATCATTAATAAGATGGACACATTTTATCCATAACAAAATAAATCAAAAACTAGAAAAACCTCAAATATCATTAAATGATTTTTACGTAAAATATTATGAAGAATATAAAAATCAGAATATAAAAATGATTGAATATTATAAATTAAGAGAGAAATTTATTTTTTGCGGAATTATAGCAACAATTATAGCAGCAATTTATTATTTATACGATAAATAATATACTTTTTATAGTGAAATAAAGAAAAGTATAACAAAATATTTTTATAAAAGTGTAATATATACTAAAAATGTACAATAAAGGAGGAAAAATATTAGCATCTGGAGGATTTGGTTGCGTTTTTAGTCCAGCATTAAAATGTCAAAATGAAAAAAGAAATAAAGGAAAGGTATCTAAACTTATGACAAAAAGACATGCTATAGAAGAGTATGAAGAAATAAATAATATTAAAAATAAACTAAATAATATTTCCAATTTTCAAGATTATTTTTTATTAAATGATATAAATATTTGTAAACCTGATAAACTTACAAAAAAAGATATTTCTAATTTTAAAACTAAATGTAAAGCATTGCCTAAAGATGGAGTGACAAAAGACAATATTAATAATTCACTTGATAATCTTATGCTATTAAACATGCCTAATGGAGGTATTCCAGTAGATGATTTTATATATAATAAAGGCTCTTTTGAAAAAATACGTAATATAAATGATTCATTAATGAAATTACTCGTTAATGGTATTGTAGAAATGAATAGTCGTAATATTTATCATTGTGATATTAAAGATTCAAACGTTTTAGTTGATGAAGATGAAACCCAATTAAAAATCAGATTAATTGATTGGGGTTTATCAACTGAATATATTCCTAAGCAAAATAATCCTTTTCCTAGTACTTGGAGAAATAGACCATTTCAATTTAATGTTCCATTTTCAGTAATCATATTTAGTGACGATTTTATAGAAAAATATACAAAATATATTAATGAAGGAGGAAAAACAGATAAGGAAAACTTAAAACCATTTGTTATTGATTATATTCATTTTTGGATGAAAAAACGAGGACCAGGGCATTATAGATTTATTAACGAAATAATGCATATGTTATTTTCTCAAGAAATACATAACGTTAGTGTTTCAAGTAAAGATACCATTATTGAAACTAATTTTACAATGATGTATATTACAAATTATATTGTTCATGTTTTAGTTCATTTTACAAGATTTAGACAAAATGGCACACTAAATTTGAGAGAATATTTAGATAATGTATTTATTAAAATAGTAGATATTTGGGGATTTATAACAATATATATACCCATATTAGATTTTTTTTATAAAAATTTAAATAATTTAAATAATAATGAATTAGAAATTTATAATTTATTAAAAACAATATTTATTAAATATTTATATAGTCCTAGGATAAAACCAATTAAAATAAATGAAATTATGAATGACTTAGAAAAACTAGATATATTACTTGTAAATAATTTTCCTGAAACAATAAATAGTATTTCAAATAAAAATATTTTTTCTGTAAAAAATAAAACTATTAAAAGTATAAATCAACAAAGTAAATTGAAATTTAAAAAAAGTTCTAAATCAAAAACACGAAAATTATTAATGATAAAAAATAAAAAAACTATAAGAAATAATAAATAAAATATATATTTATATTATAATGAACAAGGATTTCAATAAACTTTGCACTCCTGCAAAATTATATTTTGTTCTTTCTGTATTTTCTTGTGTGGCTGCGTTATTTCATGGTGTTAGATTAAGAGTTGTAGGTGTTAATCTTATTGTAGCTTTTATTTGGACCGCTATTTTAGGTTGGTTTTGTAATAAGGGATTTAGTATGTTATCTTGGTTTTTAGTTTTGTTTCCTTATATTATGATGTTATTTGTGTTTTTTGGAATAATGCGTAATATAACTAGTAATGAGGATATTATGATGGTTGTACCTCCATCTGCTACTCAACAAATGATGTAAATTAATATTTTATTAATATAATTAAATAATATTTAAAATATAGTATTATTTAATTTATAAATTTAGTTTTTTGGTTTTCTATATTTAATTTTAACATTAGTTTATATATTATTTATAAAATATTTTTCTCGTACCTTTTCTTTTTCTCCTTGTACCTTTTCTTCTTTTTGTTCTTTTATGTTTTTTACCTCCTTTCGGTACACGGGTAAAATCAAAATCTCCTATTTTTGCATTAGCTACGTTTCTTTGAGCATTACAAGACGTATCTATTATATTTAATTCAATATTTTTGTTTCCATTTACTTCACACATTGAAAGTATTTTTATAATCAAAATATACAATGTTAGATCATGATTTGTATCACTATATATTGATTCATTTATCATTGATTCAAGAGTTTCATCAGAAGTGTATATAATAAAAGGTTTTACACCTTCTATACCTGTATTCCAAGAATATGATTTATTAATCACCATTAAATTATCTCTATGAGGGCGCATTACAAATTCATAACTAAGCTTACGTACTGGTTTAACGCCGGTTGGTTTTTTATTTTTCATACCAAAATCATATTCAATCACTTCAATATTATAATTACTTTGAGCGATACTCTTTGCGATATCAAAATATTTTTCTTTTACAATTTCTTGTTGACTATTTAATAAATTATTCAATTCTTCGCTAAATATTGATCCTGATTGTGTATATCTATCATTTACAGCATCAATAATCTTATGCATATCTTCTTTTGAAATTCTAGAACATTCGGCAGATTCATCTAAATCAATGCGATTTAATCTAAATGAACTACTTGGGTCCATTTTTAATTGTTGAATAGTAGATATATTTGGATTGTTTCTATTACTTCTAGAGTTGTATGATTGTATATCAGATAAACTACCATGTGTAGTAATAAGTATATTAATAACTGTTAATTCTTCCTCCTGTTCTTCTTGAACAATTAATGGATAAGGCGCGTTGATATCTACTCGTGTTTCTCTTTCTCTTTCTCTTTTTTTTAGTACCTTTGGCATATATATATATTTTTATAAAATATTTATAATTTATTATTATATGAGATTAGAAATATTTGTATTAGGATTAACCGCATTTTTTGTATATAATGCCTACAATGATGGCAAATATACAAAAATGTTATTAACTTTTAAAAAATATTACAAAATGATTTTTTATGCTCTTTTAGGAATAGGTATATATGTACTCTTAAAAAAAAATCCGAATCAAGGACGTAATATGTTATTATATGCAAACAATGTGGTAAAATTTATGCCAATCGACAAAACATCTATGGATATGCTTAGTCCTGTATTTGATTTTACATCTACATGTGATAGCAGTTTTATGGAAACATTTAATAATATAGATGATAATAATTTAATGGGTTCCACTGGATTATGTAATTCAGAAAGAAAAATATTAAGTTCAGGAAAAGGCGCAACAAAACGTTCAGTAAGTGAAACAAAAAAGAAATATGTGGCTTCACAACAGGATTGGAAATGCGGACATTGTGAATCACAATTAGACCATACATTTGAAATTGATCATCGTGTACGTTTAGAGTATGGTGGTGGTAACGATGTACAAAATTTAATAGCATTGTGTCGTAATTGTCACGGAAAAAAAACAGCTAGTGAAAATATGTAATTTATTATATAATTATTTATCATTATTATATCTATTTACACCCTTGAAGATTTAAAAACGCACCTTTTAATAATTTACACCCATGACTTTTTATTTTGTATTATTTTCGTTGTGTTTAATTTTATCATAAAGTTTATCATAACTATACGGACTATTTAATTTACATATGTTATATGTATTGAAAAAAGCATCAGTTTCCATAGTAGCAACTCTTAAACAATCATTCCTTTGTCGCACCCATACTATATTTTGTTCATTTATAAAAGTATTATTATCAGTTTTTAAATACGATAATTTGCTGTCCATTATAAGAATATATATATATGTTTTTATATTGATTAATAGTATATAAATATAATTAGGGTGCGTTCTTCAATGGTGTAAATATTGTTTACCCATTATATAAAAATGGGAATTTATACCAATAGTAGCATTTTTGGAATACAAATTTATAATTTTAATGAAGATGATGTTAGTAATATATTATTTGAAGAAAAATATGATGATATAATGAGTGATGAGCAAATGAAGGAAGCATATTTATTCTATGCTAACTTAAAAGATAAGAATAATATATATTTTAAAATTTATACTGAATGTAGTAGTACATTAGATAACTATAATAAGGATAATTTTATGATGTGGTATCCGTTACCCCTTACTACATTTTTAGCTAAATTTTGCATTTTAAATAAAAAAGTCTAATTTAATAGCTTTATTATTTTATTAATTTTATTCAAAATATTATTGTATAATATTAATATATGAATTCACCTAACATTAATATCAATAATGTTAATAATAAAAATATTTTACCAAATTTTAAAATGCCTGTTCTTTTTTATCCTTTTATAATTGCAATTGTTATATCAATTATAGGTATTTTTATGATTATGTACAATGTTAAAATATCTAATAATTCCCCATCTACATTAACAAATTCGCCAGCAGAAATTGCATCAAATATATTCCTTATTTTATTTATAATAATAGTAATTTTTGGAATATGTTTTTTATTTTTACCTAACTTAAAAGACATAAAGGAATTATTTTTTCAAATTAAAAACGTATCTATTACTATTTTATATACTATATTTTTTATTTTATTTTTTAGATTAACACCAAGTAACATTATTAATAAATATGCTTTTTTATTATTTCCATTTTCAATAATTGTTACCTTTTATATGTTTTATATTAGTACAAAACAAAATTTTATAGACATTATTAATATTAATTATGAAAGAATAAAATCTATTATTTTATTTTTTTGTTTTATTACAATCATTATTACATATTATAATATAGATCCTGGTGGTTATGTAACTAAATATTTTGGTTATTCATTAATACTTACAATTATTTTATCTATTTTTGCTTTATTATATATTATTGTACTTTTTACATTATCAAATGAAAATAATAATTCATTTCCAAATATTCTAAGTAATTTTTCTAATTTTTCTGTTTATGGTAGCATATTATTTGTTGTATTTTTAATTGTCATGACAATTTTAATATCAACATATCCAGGTGGTTTTTTAAATAATACAAATATGTCTACTAGTGTTATAATACTTTTATTATTTGTTTGTGTTTTATGGATTATATTATTATGTACATTTTTATTCCCAGAAATAAATAATAAAGAATTAGATATTAACAAAACTAATATATTTAAACGTTCATTATTAGTTTTATTTGGATTAGTTATTTCAAGTCTTCTTATTTTTTGGATTGTGTATAATATACAAAATTTATCAGGTGATTCTAGTATAATTAGTTTTATATTAAATATATTAATTGTAATTATAGTTTTAGCATTAATTTACAAAACAATAAATGTACAATTGCCTCAAGGAAATTCTAAAAAAAATGCTTTTTTTGACATGATTATTAATTTAATTTTTTATATACCTTGTTTATTTTCTAATGTATTTGATTTTGGGTCACAATTTTTTAAAAATCAGGATACTTCGGCAACAACCACATCTTTGTTATTAATCATAGTAACTATTGTATTATTTATTATTTATTTTTATACACCAAACTTATTAAATTCAATTTATTTACAAGGTGGCGAGTTATTAGTAAATAAACCAGTTGATACTAACACACAATATTCATTAGGAACATATGAAGAATTAAATGGTAGTGATGTTTTTAATTATCAATATGCTATATCCTGTTGGATTTTTATAGATTCTTCCGCGCCAAATACAAGCTCTTCTTATAATAAATATACATCCTTATTAAATTTTGGTAATAAACCTAATATACTTTATAATGGAAGTACAAATACTTTAATGGTGTCTATGCAACAAAAAGATTTAAAAAACAATACAAAAAATAAATTAATTGATTTTGATGAAAATGGGAATAGAATTATTTATATAACAAATAATGTATTGTTACAAAAATGGAATAATATAATTATAAATTATAATGGCGGGGTTTTAGATATTTTTATAAATGGCGAACTTGTTAAATCAGATATTGGAGTTGTTCCATATTATACTTTAGATAATTTAACAATTGGTGAAGAAAATGGAATTAAAGGAGGAATATGTAATGTTGTTTATTTTAAAAAACCTTTAACATCATTAAATATTTATTTTTTGTATAATATGATTAAAAATAAAGAACTTCCAGTGACTGATAATTCGAATAAGACTATTATAAAGCCCAAAAATTAACTTTAAGAGACTTATGAATAATAATTTATTTAAATAATAAATAATAAATAATTATTTAATACATCTAGAAAATTTCTAAATCTATATTATACAATGAATCCTTTAACTATTGTAATTATAATTGTTATAGTTGTTTTGATAATTATTGTAAGTAAATATTTGATATCAGACCCATATACATTACAAAAATTACAAAATGGTAAAACTGGTTCTACTATATCAGCAGATGATTTACCAACAAATGGTACAAATGTTCCCTCTAGTAATTTTGCGTATTCCGTATGGTTTTATATTAATGATTGGAATTATCGTTATGGTCAACCCAAGGTTATTTTTGGTAGAATGGGTTCTATGAGTAATGCCAATAATGGTTCTATTCCAGGTGTTAGTGGATTAGATCCTTGTCCTGCAGTTGTTTTAGGTGAAATTGAAAATAATATTTCTATTTCTTTGGGTTGTTACCCAGGAGTAAATCAACAACCGAATACTAAGGGCGGAAATACCATAGTACATACATGTAATGTATCCAATATTCCAATTCAAAAATGGGTTAATTTGGTAATGAGTGTTTATGGTAGAACAATGGATATCTATATTGATGGAAAATTAGTAAAAACATGTTTATTACCTGGTGTAGCTAGCGTTAATAACAATTCTAATATTTATGTAACACCTGCGGGAGGTTTTGATGGATGGACATCTAAATTACAATATTATCCTAATTCTATAAATCCCCAAGATGCTTGGAATATTTATACTAAAGGGTATAGTAGTTTATCTAGCATGTTTAATTCATACCAAGTAGAAATTTCTTTAGTTCAAAATGGGACAACACAAAGTAGTGTTACTATTTAAAATAATATTATGAAATTTTCTTATTTATTTATATATAATGAGCGATAATAGCAATTTTAAATCATTTTCTACAACTACAGGAAGTTCATCTTTTTTAGAATCAAATAGTTTGATAGCAAAATTCGCATTTTTACTTTTAGTTATTTTTGTTTTTGTTATCTTATTACGTTTAGGAATAGCGTTAGTATTTTATTTATTTAAACCAAGCGATTCACCTCATTTAATTGATGGAATGGTTAATGGAAAAGAAATGATTATTTTTCCTCAAGACCCTAGTAATAATAATGCTGTTACAATATATAGGTCAGTAAATGCTAGTAATGGTGTAGAATTTACTTGGTCTGTATGGATTTTTATTAATAATTTACAATATCTTGAGGGACAATATAAACATATTTTTTACAAAGGTAATAGTAATTTAGAAAAAAATGGATTAAATTTTCCTAATAATTCTCCAGGTTTGTATTTAGCACCAAATAATAACGATTTGGTTGTTATGATGAATACATTTAATGTTATTAATGAGGAAATTATTGTTCCTGATGTACCTCTTAATAAATGGTTTAATGTTATTATTAGATGCAAAAATACTACACTAGATGTTTATGCCAATGGGACTATTGTTAGAAGTATTAATCTAATTGGTGTGCCAAAACAAAACTATGGAGATGTGTATGTTGGAATGAATGGAGGATTTGATGGTAATATTTCTAATTTATGGTATTATAATTATGCTTTAGGAACTGCTGCTATACAAAAAATAGTTAGTGATGGCCCTAATACTACTATGATTGGCGGTAGTGCTATGAGCGATAAATCGAGAAATTATTTATCATTAAGATGGTTTTTTAATGGAAGTGGAGACATGTTTAATCCAAGTAAAAGTACGAATACAAATACAAGTACCACTATTTCTACTAATAAAAAATAATCACACAATAAATATTTATTAATTATAAAATAATATAATTAATAAATTCTTTATATATAAATGTCATATAATCCTAAACCTCCTAGAGTATGGTCTAGAGTACAAAATCCTTGTACTTATATTTTAGATTCATCATATAATACAGCTTATAGTCCTTTAACTGGTAAAAATGTGCCATTATTTGAAGCAAATTATCATAATAAATTAATTTCAAAAGGAAATATTTTACAATATAAAAAAAATAGTTCTAATTTGACAAAAAACCAAAAATATACACAAATTTGTAAAGGAATGTGGAATAATCGAACTAGATCATATGCTACACAAACACAAACTTATACAAATCCAAATACATCTAATTTATTACGTGTTAATTATGCCAGTATTCCTTCACCAGACACAACATACATTTCTGGGCCATATAATTATAATATACCATATCCAAATGGTTGTGTAAGTGATATAATAAAAGATGGTGGTTCTTTGGTTTGTAATAAGGTTGCAAATCCTTGTACAGATGAAGTAATAGATACTAGTATTAGTTTAAATTGTTATCCTACTACTTGTTCTGATGTTCCTGGAGCTGTTCAAGATTTATGTTGGAATCCTAAATTAGAAACTTGGTATCCTAGACAACAATATACTATGCCTACAAGTAATTCTAGCTGGCCAGAAGGATATAAAGGTTTTGTTAGTGCCGAAATACCTGCTAGTCCTGTTTTAATATTTGATTCTTCTTTTTGTGATTCTGTGACACTTAGTTGGTCTGTTACAAATAATCCTTGTATTCCCATTTCTAGTTATAATATTTATGTAAATGGAGAAATATATACAAATGTTCGATATACAACTACTAGTATTACTATAAATAATTTATTAAATGGTAATAATTCTTTTAATGTTACTTCTGTAAGCAATACTATTGAATCTGATAAATCAAATACGATTATTGTTAATATTAATATTGGTTCAAAACCTCCTACTCCTGTTTTAACATTAGATTCTTCTGTATGTGATTCTGTGACACTTAGTTGGTCTGTTACAAATAATCCTTGTATTCCCATTACTAGTTATAATATTTATGTAAATGGAATAATATATACAAATGTTCCTTATACTACAACAACAATTACTATAAATGGTTTAAGTAATGGGAATTATTCTTTTTATGTTACTTCTCTAAGTAATACAACTGAATCAGATCCATCAAATACAATTAATGTTACTATAAATGTACAATATCAACCATTTACTTATACTGGAACTCCATTAGGAATTAATTATGATTCAACAAATGAAATTTGGTCAATTGTATTTAATAGTGTGGGCACAATAACATTTACCGCAAATATAAATAATAATGTATTCACAACAATTGTTGGTGGTGGTGGAGGAGGAGGGAGAAGTAATACTGCAACTGGTGGTGAAGGTGGATTTCAAGCAGTTAATTCTTTTAATAGTATTGTAATTGGGAGTTCATTCATAATTAACCAAATTGGAAATGGTGGAGCAGGAACAAGCACATTTAATACACCTGGAACAAGAGGGACAAGTACAATTTTTACAGGCCCTGATACAAATTTGTTTACTTATAACGTAACTAGTGGTAATGCAGGGCAAACCAGTGGAGGACAAGTTACTGGTGCTTCTTATTCTGGACCACCTGGAACATCAACATATACTGGTAGTGGTGGTTATGGTGGAGGTCCTTGGTCTGGTAATTGTAGTGGTGGTAATTTAAATACCGGTTATGGAGGGGATTCATATTTATATACAAACTCAGCATCAATACAAACATTTACAGGGATTAACATTCTTCAATATATCCAAAGTATTTATGGAATTTTTATTGGTGGTGGTGGTGGTACAGGTGGAACTATAGGTGGAGAAGGTGGAAGTCAAATTGGAAATGGCTTAGGAGGAGCAACTAGTTGTAGTCTGAATTTAAATACACAAGATGCAAAAGGGTATGGTGGTGGAGGTGGTGGATATGATAGTGCTGCGAGTTTAGATAGATCTGGAAATGGTAAACAAGGATTATTTATATTATTTTTTAGCTATACGCAATGTTAAATTTAAGCTCTCAAATTTGGATTTATACATATTTCATGAGTGGGAAATATATCTCCTGACATACATTTGTCATTCACACCTACTTCCGCACATGTTCTGAATCCTCGGTCTTCACCAATATAGCACCAACCTGGTTTTGGCGCTCCTCCTTGAATATTACTACTCGCATCATCCGCATTATAATTATTACTATTAGGTTCTTTACTTTTCGATGTATTTAAAGCTTTATTTAATGTATTATTTTTCATTATATCATGATTATTTTGTTGAGAAACTGATTCAGAAGGCACGCTACTTTTTGCTTTATTTGGAGTAATATCTTGAACTGCCGTTAAACTTGTATCAATTACATCGGCACTAGTATTTACAACCGCCTTTGCTCCTTCGGCGCTTACATCTACAACTTGCCCTGATACTGCGCCAAATAATCCTAAAATTTTTGTAAGTAATGGAGCAAAAAAACTATTTATTTCTTGTGTTCCTTTTGCTAAATAAACAAAAATATTAAACCCCAAAAAAGCAAGAATTAATATTATTAATAACCATGTTGTAGCACTTATATTTTGAAAACTTTCAAAAAAACCTTCTCCATCACTTGTAGATGTATCTAATGATAAAATATCTGTAAATGTATTATCGCTAGATTGTAAAATTGAACTTGTTAAATCATTTGAGTTAGAACTATTCATTATAATAAAAATATATAATATTATTTTTATTATACTTCGCATTCCACTTTTAAAAAAGTATATTATTTAAACGTTAATAAATACAAAAATTGATTTAGATTACCTAATATTTCATCACGAATATTAAATAAATCCGTATTACTCATGCTATTTAAAGCTTTATTATTATCTAGACCAACTAAATAGCTCTTAAAGGACATAATTTTTGATTTCAAATTTTCCTGTGAATTTAAATCCATTAGTGTAATTGATTTTTGACTCATTAAATCTATTCGGGAACCTGTTTTACCTAAAAGAACCTCGATAAACTTATCAATATTTTCATTTAAAGAACCATACAAATCATCGGTTGCTTTGTGAGTAGCATAACTATGTGTTTTCCAATGAAACAATTTTACCATCATTAGCATCTCTAAAAAAACAATTGTTATTTGTTTTTGAAACGAACTCATTGAACCAGAATTTCTATTTTTACGCGAAACAGATTTGTTAGAACGTTTTTTATACGTTTTTGGCATTATATAAATAAATAATATTAAATTCTGGGAATAAATGTCTCTCCAAAAGAATTCATTGCTTCTAATTTTTCTATTGTTTTTTCTAAATTAGACGATTTCAAATCTTTAAATAAATAGTCTGTACCTGGAGATACCTCATTTTTTTTTATTTGTTTGTATACAGTATCAATTTTTTTCAATATATTTGTCACGATTTCTTGTTGCGATTTTCTTATGATTTCTTCATCTGTTGAAAAATTTTCGCATAAAAGTGAAACAACAAAATATAATATATATTTTCTTTTTTTATTACACCCATTAGTATACTTTAATGTAAATAAGTTTAGTAACGCATTTACAATTTTTACTATTATTTTTGATCTTTTGTTTGCTTCTATTAAAAATATATCCCAAATTATCCAAATTATATCCATTTGATTTTTACTATCAACTGGCATTTGACTCCTTCTCTCGCATTTACATTTTTCCTTTCTATTTTTACAAACAGATTCAAATTCTATAATCCATTCAATCCAGTAACACGCACTCATTATATTTTTACCATCACTAGATATATTGTATGCTAATTCATTAATAGAAACAAATAATTCTTTAGGATCATCTTTTAAAAATACCTCTTCGGCATATTTTACATTAGGTGCCTTAAAACGATCTGTCATTTGAGTCATATCAAAATCTTCTTTTTTAATTTTAACATTATCAAAACTATGCTTTTTTTTGGCATCACATAAAACACACATGATTTCACAAAATAAACGTCTTATTTTTGAATTGTTTCTTAATCTTAATTCATTATTACTATAACCATTGTTAACAAGTTCTTTAAAATTATTTATTCTTAATTCAAGATAAATGGCTATTTTAGGATTTCCTAAATGTATATATTTGCTATAAAAAAACAAAATAATCTCCCATAATTCACCATAATGACCTGCACAAATTAATTCAGCACTCCAATAACATGCCGGTTCTATTTTAGATTTAGTTAAACTATTTAGCAATTCTTTTCGTACATCTGTTTTTTTAAAATTTGAAAAAGATACTCCTTTAAAATCACCAGCTCCTCTTATATCATTAATTTCGGAATCTGACATATAATAAAAATTATACAAAAAAAATAACAACAATACATATAGATGAAAAATATAGAACCAATTAAATCAATTACAAAAATTTATAGTAAATTATCTAATTTTGGAAAAATTCTAATATTTATTGCTTTGCTTTTAATTATTGTAGTATTTTTTAAATCTATTGAAATACCCAATTTAAAGAAAGAAGGATTTCAAACTCAAGAGAAATTTTTATTCAAAACCGGTGAAGAAGTATATGATGATTTTTATTCTAATATTTATGATTTTTTAGTTTTCAATAATGTTAAAGACGCTTATGAGATTGGAGAGATTGTAAATAGTACAAATCCAAATGAAACTAGTGTAATTCTTGATGTAGGTTGTGGAACTGGGCATCATGTTGATATGGTAAATGAAAAAAATTTAAAAGTAGTTGGGATTGATATTTCTCCATCAATGATTGAAGAAGCCAAAAAAAATTATCCTGGGTTAAATTTTAAGGTTGGCAATGCTTTAGATAGTTCTCAATTTAATAATAACACATTTACGCATATTCTTTGTTTATATTTTACTATTTATTATTTTCCTGATAAAAGACATTTTTTTGACAATTGTATGGATTGGTTAATGCCTGGTGGTTATTTAGTTGTACATTTAGTAAATAGAGATAAATTTGATCCTATTTTGCCTCCTGGTAATCCATTATATATTGTATCCCCTCAGAAATACGCAAAGGAAAGAATTACTACAACTAAAATTACATTTAACGAATTTATTTACAATTCTGATTTTAAGTTAAATAAAGATGCGAATATTGCTACATTTAATGAAAAATTTAAATTTAATGATGGTAAGGTACGTAAACAAGAACAAAAACTATATATGGAAGATGAACAAGATATATTAACAATAGCTCAACAATGTGGTTTTATTTTACAAGGAAAAATAGACTTAGTTAAATGTGCTTATGAGCATCAATATTTATATATTCTTGTGAAACCAAGTTAAAATATTAAAAATAAATAATAATTAAATAATATGATTGAATATTTGTCATACATATTATTTTTTACATTTCTAATATTTTTTATTATTTACATTTATATTCGCCTCAAATATGGTTTCTGGGTAGTACAACCAGTTTTTCATGTGTATGATTTTATTTATATGCTGAAACCACCAGGAATAATTAATCACCATTTGCCAGAAAAAAATAAATATACTAATTTTAAAAATGTAGATACTACTATATTTGAAGAAGTATCTAAAATAAAGCAATCACGTTTTGTAAATTTTATTCGGAATAATTATCTACAAAATAATGAAAATGTTTTCTCTCCTAAGTCAGAAAATATAATTCCTTATTTCAATGGACATAATACAAAATCGTTTATATCTTTTTATAATCAAGAAAATCTTATGATCGATTTAAAAAAAGGCAATATGGTAGAAGATACAAAAATAATTGGAATTATGACTTCGCGACCGATTCATATTACCATTAATAATAATGATAAAGATGCTAATTTTGACGCATATTATGTTGATTACTTATGTGTTGATAAAATATATCGAAAAAAAGGTATTGCTCCTCAAATCATTCAAACACATGAATACAATCAAAGACACTTGAATAAAAATATTGTTGTTTCTTTGTTTAAGAGAGAAGATGAATTAACCGGAATAGTACCATTGTGTTTTTATTCAACATATGGATTTTCTGTAAATAAATGGACAAAACCAGATGAGCTTCATCCTTCATATAAAATGCTGGAAATTAATTCGCAAAATTTTCATTTTTTATCCGATTTTATTAAAAATAACAATAATAAATTTGATATTGTTATTAATACAGAAGTGACAAATATTATTGAGCTTATTAAAAGTAATAATATTTTTATTTATGTTATTTTATTAGACGATGAAATTATTTGTGCTTATTTTTTTAGAAAAACGTGTACTTTTGTTGAAAAAAATATGGAGGTTCTTAGTTGTTTTGCTTCTATAAATAATTGTGATGACAACATATTTATTCAAGGGTTTAAAATAAGTTTTTGGAAAATTGCGGCTGAAAAATATTTTGGATTTGCGGCAATTGAAGAAATTTCTCATAATAATATTATTATTGACAATTTAAAAATAAAAACAACACCATTAATAGTAAGCCCAACCGCATATTTTTTTTATAATTTTGCCTACCCAACATTTCGGGCAGACAAGGTTTTAATAATTAATTAATTTTATATCCAAATTTAAGAATCCATACATTCCTCACACATTTTTCCCAATTCAATATATTTTTCTTTTTGCTCTCTTCCAAGAGTTTTACATTTTCTTATTAATTTATTTGTTAAATTAAAATTATTTATATCATCCTTTATACTTTGAGGTGGTACAAAAACTTGAGCGCTATGTTCCATTAAAAATAATTGATTCTTTTTATTATAAAATAAAATCGGATTATCATCTTCATCCATTTCTATTATACCACATGTACAATAATCATTATGTATTACCTCTTCACCCTTTTTACATCTAGGGTCAATTTCATCTACATCATTCATATATTCATTAAAAAATTCATGAGCTTCTTCTTTTTCATTAAATATAAATATTTTTGGTGGATTAATTGTGATAGATGTTAATCTTGTTCTTGTTTTTTCATCTTCATAATATGGAAAATCGTAGCAACCATCATGTCTGCAATGAATAATCATATATTTTACCATTTGTTATCTGTTTTTATATATCACTTAGGGTTTAAATAGTTTAAATATATTTATTATTTTAGTAATTATCAATTTGTATCAAGTCGTATACATTTAACGCACATACTTTCCAACCTTAGCAAATGAATCAACAATAAAAATAATAAATATTCCTAAAAATGAATACAAAATTACTTCTTCCGTAACATTATTTGTTTTTTCGTCTTGTTGTTCTTCTAATAGAGTAATCATGTAATTTAATTTTTGCATTAATATATCTTGACTAGGTTCTACATGATGTTGCGTATTATAATTCGCATTATGATACATTTTGTTAACGTGATTTTTATTAGGAACATATCCTGACATAACCTTTTTATAATAATCTTCAGCTGTTTTACTATCACCATAATTGCTATAGTCATTTAAATCTAAATTGTCGCCACCTTGATAGTTTGGTTGAGGAGCTCTTCCTAATGTTCTAAACATTTTGTCATTATTATTTGTCATATTCATCATTTGTTCTGTTGCTATTGTTTTATTTACACCGGATGATTCTGGTTTTGGAGGAGGATTAAAATCTCCTACATTATTTTCATCATCCGTTTTTTGTTCGCTATGAATTTTTTCCAAAACAGAATCTACTTTTTCTTTATCAAATATTTCTTTAGGATACTTTTTTTGTGTTTTATTATGTGTTTGCTTTTTTTTATTCAAATAATTGTCTGAATCATCATTATTGTTCGAATTTTCATCAAATGGAGCAGCGTATATTGCTAAAGACATTCTTATTAAAAATTTAGATAATAATTTGTAAAACAGACTGAAATTTGTTTTTTATTTTATTTATTATTTTATAAAATAATTATATAACTTTATTTATATATATATATGAATTTTAACATTGTAAGTAAAAATAATGTAGGGGTTGTTACATCTCTATTACTTGTTGTTTTATTAAGCCAATCAAAATTCTTTAATTTTTTATTAGATAATGCTTTAGGAAGAACTATTTTGATTATGTTTATTTTACTAATTAGTTATACAAATAAAATTTTGGGAATAGTTTCTGTTTTGTTTATTATAATTATGTTTAATAATAGTGATTTTGGTTATATGGAAGGATTAACTACTGAAACTCAATCTTCTACTACAACTACTAATGAAAAACCATTAGAACCCTCTACTACAACTACTGATGAAAAGCCTTTGGGTTCTACTACACCCCCTATTCTAACTGATGAACAAAAGAAAGAAATCTTAAAAAATTTACAACCCAATTTAGAAAATAATTCGCAAGCAGATTCATCTAATAATGTTAATACCAAAGACAATAAAGCTTCTGAAGGATTTGATATTATTGGTAGTGAAAACACTATTAAACGTGGTAAACAATCTAATTCTATACCTGTACATGATTCTGTTAAAAGTTCTGATGATGTTTTACCATTTGATAATAGCTTTTCTGATTCTTATTCTGCCTTTTAATTAACAAATAAAATTACAAATTTAAGATATAATTATATATTAATATGAATAATTTTTATTTTAATATATTAAATATTGTTCTAATAATCATATTTTTATACATTATAATTAAAAATATATTTTTCAATAATTTAGAAGCGTTTTCTTTAAAAGATATAACTAAAGAAATTGATAAAAAAGTGTCAAAGGTTGAAAAAAAAATAGGGGAAACAACAAAAAATACCATAACAAAGGTTGAAAAAAAAATAGGGGAAAC